AGTGCGCTCGGGCGCTCTGGCTGGGCGACCACGCCCGCAACGCGAGCGCGCTCACCACGAGCCTGCGCTGTGTCGCTTGGGGCTGGAAGCTCTAGCGCGGCGCGCATCGCGCGCTCATCATCGGCGCTCGGCGTGAGCAATCCTTGACCGAGTAGAGAAACGACATCGGCGACACGCTCGGTCCACAGCGGCGAGCGAATGCCTGCATACGTCAAACGCGGCAGGTCCGACAACGGAATCGGCCCGATGTTCAATGCGACGATGGCGCGGACGTAGCCCGCAAGACCCTCCGCGACCCATTGGCACAGGTCGCCAGCAAGCTGTGCGGCGAGTTCGGCATGGACCTGAGCCGTCGAGTACGCGCCCGATGACGAGGCCGATCCGACGGTCAAGTGCTGAACGTAGAAGGCTTGGAATATCTGGCGCTCTAGATCGGCAATGACAGCGTTCGTCGGGTACGCCGCGTCTGGGCGACCCTCCCAGTCGAGCGACGCCCACGACGGCAGTATGAGCGCCGCTTCCTCGTGGACCGACCACTTGCGCAAGATGCTCAGAAGCTCGTCGCGCGCAGTGGCAATGTCGGCAGGGCTGGGCATGGTGCCAAGCTCTCGACCGTAGGCCTCCGCGTTGATTGTCACAGTCGGGGTCGGCGATGCGGTGCGCGACATCATCACGGCGCGCAGGCGCATCGTCTGGTCGTAGTCTCTAGCCAGCGGCTCGACGTGCCGCATGATGCCCAAGCCCTCGACGCCAGAAGCAGGCGACGGGTAGACCAGATGAACGAGGCGCTCGTAGGGCAGCCGCAGCGAGCCCATCGAGGATATGCCGCCGGGCAGCCGCTGCCACTGGTCCACAGCGACGAGACGGTTGTCCGTGTCGAATACCCACTGCCGGACGCTGGACTGGTCGCGAGGTTCGAGGTCGACATAGGTCGTGCCTTCGAACGGGTATGCGACCATCTCGGCGAGCGAGAAGCCTATGAGCGCGCCACGCAGCAAGTCACGCAAGCGCGACTCCCACGAGGGCAGGCTGATGACGCGACCCTCCCACTCGATGACGGGCGCAGCGTTGCCGCCGAGACCCAGCACGCGTCGAACCACGTCGGCAGCGCGCACGCTCGCCTCCGAGTCGGGTGCGGGTTGTACGTCCCATGTCGCCGACGTCGCAAGACCCGACAGCGCTTGCCAGCCAACGCGCACAGGAGCAAGACGCTCAGCGCGCGCGTAGTCTGCAACGCGCTGCGACAGCGCGATGAACCGCTTCGCGTGTTCGCCATCGTTGAGTGCCAGCGAAGGCGAGCCGATGCCGCGACCCTCGACGGGCTCAGGCGCGGTATAGCTTGGGACGCGCACAGTCTGCGGCATGCGCCGAAGCTAACACGCCGCGTTAGAAAGTGCACGACAGCTTGAGCCGAGCGTCAGCGGTCGGTTGACCACGGCGCGTCGTATGCTGCGCGCTGCTCTGGTCGAGGCACCTGCGGGCGATGTGGGTCGGGTAGCGTCCACAGCACATCGCGAACCGCATAGCGCAAGGCGTCTGCATGGTGGTCGTGAACGCCGTCCTTCGCTGGTCGACCGGGCATGCGCGGGTCCCAGCGGTATCCGGTCATAGCGCGCGCGAGCGTTCGGCGTGCCGCAGGTGCTCGCAATCCTGCGTCGAACATCGTGCGCTCGACCGTCAGCGCCCCACGTTCCAGCGCTAGGTTCACTCTCGTGCAACCGGCCACGATGTCGCGTCGCTCTGGGTCGCGCTCGATCCGAGGGATGATGCCGAGCCCCAGCGGAGCATGACGCGAGATGAGGTCGAGGTCGGCGATGCCTGTCTGGGCCGAACGAGCTGCACCTGCAGGGTCGCACACGACCACGTCGATTGGCACGCGTCGGTCGCCTTGCTGCCAGTGCCGACGCGCGATGCAGTCTGCCGACAGGCGCGCGAGCATATCCGGCAGCGTTTCATCATCTGGTGCCCACTCGCGCATCACGACCCAAGACCCACGAGCACGTTCGACGAGCAGCAGGCATGCCGGATGACGCAAGCCGAAGTCGAGCGAGAGCATCGTGCGCTGGCTGCCGTAGTCCGGCTCGAAATCGACGACGCACCGCTCAGGCAGCCACGCATGAAACACGCTGCCGACAGGTGGCAGCGGTCGGTTCTCCACGAGCGCGCCGTAGTCGCGGTCCGACAACGTCTCGCGCATGCGCGCCAACCAGCCCTCTCCGAGGTGCTGCGCGTTCTCTGCAGATTGTGGCAGGTACAGGGCGCCGCCAATCTCGCGCGTCCGCTCGACCCACCATGCGGGCTCGACAGGGATGCCGCACGTCACCACGAGCGGGCGCTGCAGCACGCCTGCCGTATCTGCCACAGGCACGCGAGCACGCGACCGCGCAACGTCGAGCACGTCTTGCCGCAGGACCTGACACTCGTCGATGAGCACGGCATGTGCATTCACGCCCTCGATTGGCGACGCTCCAAGACCAGCGCTCAGCGGCGTGTCGAGATGCGCGAGCAGCAAGCGCGAACCGTTGCGCCAGATGAACGCCTGCTCGCCAGCACTGAACGTGACCGCCGAGTTAGCGAGCAGGGAGTGCAGGTGCGGCATGTGCACGTCCCTCAGACGCCTGTACGTATCCATGCCCACAACGACCAGCGCCCCGGGCCTAGACTCGCAGATGAGCACAGCGAGCACGCATAGCGCGAGCGACTTGCCCGACCCTAAGCCGCCACGGACTGCCGCAATGTCGGATGACCAGACACCGGCAAGCCCAGCACGCACGAAGCGACCCTGCCATGGCAGCGGGTCGAAGTCGGCGACGGTCGGCATTAGGCTGTGCCCTTCGGCTCCTCATCGCCATGCGCGTCGACAGGGTATGAAGCGAGCTTCGTGAGCAGTGGCGCGATGTCGGCGCCTTGATGCAGGTGCGTCGACACTTGAACGTCGGCGTCTTTGCGCCCCCAAGTCTCAGGTCGACGCCGCTCAAGCCACCAGCGCGCCGCCGACTCGTTGCCTTCCTTTGCGGCCTTCGCAACGACTGCAGCGTATCGAACCTCGGCTGCATCGCGCGCTCGCGTTGCGGCCTGCAAGAACGCGTCGTAGACGGGTTCGCCCCTGCGACCTCGGTCGCACCATTCCATGACGCACCGCTCCGACACGCCAGCATGAGCTGCGGCGGCAGCCCACGAGACGCCTAGCGACAGCGCTTCGCAGATACGCGCCTGCCGATCGGCGTTGAGCTTGGTCGGTCGTGCCATCAGTCGGTGCCGGTGATGCGCTGCGCGATTGCAAGGAACTCGGCACGAGCTTCGCTAGACTCTAGGAACGCGCCATGCAGTTCGTTCGTGACCATCGTGCCTGTCGAACGCGGCCCACGTGCCGCCATGCACGAGTGACGCGCTCGGATTGTCACGCCCACTGCGAGCGGGCTAAGCCCGGGCGCATCGAGCAGCGCGCGCGCGATGTCCTTGCCGAGCCGCTCTTGGTTCTGCAGCTTGCGGGCGTGGTAGTCCACGGCGCGCGGTATCTTGGACAGGCCCAGAATCTTGCCGTTCGACGGTATGTAACCGACCACAGCGACGCCCGAGAACGGGAGCGCATGGTGCTCGCACATCGACCAGAACGACACCGGACCGACGACGACCATTTGGTCTGCGCCGGGCTCATCGAATACGCGCATGGTGCACGGCAGCGGCTCGCGATGACCTGTGGTGAGGTCCAGCATCGCGCGCGCGGCTCGCATCGGCGTGTCGACCAGCCCGGGCGCCGACGTGTCGACCCCGATGCACTGCAGGATTGTGGAGTACGCCTGCGCCATTCGTTGGACCTTGTCCTCTGACAGCATCTTCGCGAGCGCGCTCTTGTCGTTCATGTTCTTCGCTCTCCATCGTGCGCGAGGACGTGCATTCGTGTCGTCACGCGAAACCCTGTGCCTGCGGCCATCTTCAGTAGCGCGGCCTGCGCAGTATGCAGCTCGGCGCGCGTTGTAGCTTCTGGCATGAGGTAGACCCGTCGGCGGTCGACGTCCAGCTTGTTCACGAGCTGCAGCGCCTCGTCCATGTCCTGCTCATCGTCGACGACGAACTTGAGCACGCTCGGTTCGTGCGCCAACCACTGCGCAACGATGTTCGCGCTCACAGACATCCGAGCATTCGCGCTCGCGAGCTTGGGCGATACGTTGAAGCGAACGCCACGCATGGCGAGCCCTGCCGGCATCGGCACCATGCCGGTCGTCTCGATCTCGACTGTGAGTCCAGCCGCGACAAGCGCGCCGACCATTGCTGCGAGGTTCTTGTTGATGCCGGGCTCGCCGCCTGTGACGACTACGTTGTCGACATACGATGCGCGCGCAAGCTGGATGACCTTCGCCGCTAGGTCTGCCTCGCCAATTCGCGTGCCGCGCTCGGTGCCGTTCCACGTGTAGGGCGTGTCGCACCATGAGCACTGAATCGGGCAGCCGTGCAATCGAACGAACACGCTCTCGACGCCCAGCGTCTCGCCTTCACCTTGGAAGGCCACGAACATTTCGCACAGCATCATGGCGTCGCGTCCGCGTAGCAGTTCGGCGTCTCCCATACGCGAACGCGCTCAACCGTCAGCGCTGGCAGTAGACCCTGAGCGACTTCGAGCAGCTTCGACGCAATGTTCTCGGCAGTCGGCTCCACGTCCATGACGAACAGCTTATGCCCGCCACGCCGCACTGCGTCGATGTAGAGCAGGTCCGACGAGTTGAGAATCGCGCCGTGGTCCCACCACTCGTCGACCCAAGTTCCGACAAGCTGTTTGACGTCTCCGAAGTCGACGACCATGCCCAGCGCGTTGAGCGCTGCGGCGCAGGTGATTTCGACGCGGTACCTGTGGCCGTGCAGGTGCGCGCACTTGCTTCCATGCCTCGTGATTCGATGAGCGGCATCGAACTCGATGACCCGAGTGCACGATTGGACAGGCGACATCATGGCGCCTGCACTTGAGCAGGGTCGACCCAGCCTGCTTCATGAAACCCTGCCGCGCGAAGCTTGCATGCTGGGCATTTGCCGCAGCCCGGGCGCTCGCCGTTGTAGCACGTGACGCTCATCGCAAGCGCCTCCCAGCATCCCGGCAGCCGCTTTGCCATGCGCACTGTTTCGGCCTTCGTGAGCCACATGAGCGGCGTGATAACGCGCAGCGGCCCAGCGCTGCTCGGCATCGCGGCATTGAGCGCAGGCTCTAGCGCGTCGATGAACGAACGTCGGCAGTCTGGATAGCCGCTGAAGTCCGTCTGGCATACGCCTGTGACGATGTCGCGGACGCCATGCTTCACGGCGAACGATGCGGCGACCGTGAGGAACAGCATGTTCCGACCCGGCACGAAGCTGCTCGGCAGTCCATTGGGCATCGCGACGTCTTGTCGACCGCCAGACGCGGTGAGCGCCTTTGTCGGATCGACCAGCGCGCTATCCGACAGCGCCGCGAGCACGCCCAGCTCCAGCTCGGCATGCTCGACGCCTGCATGCGCCGCGATGGAGCGCGCAGCTTGCAGTTCGACGGCATGCCGCTGCCCGTAGAAGATGCTCACCGCGAGCACTTCGTCGAAGTTCTGCATCGCCCAGTAGAGCGACGTGGTCGAATCCTGACCGCCGCTGAGTAGCACGACCGCCTTGCTCATCCTGCACCTCCCGTGACCGTCACCGTATGCCTACCGAACGCGAGCGAGACGCGCACACTGCGCACGCGGCTCCCGCAGCCATCGGCAGCGCGCGCCCATACTTCGTGGGCCACGTCTTCCATGAACATCGTGCGCCAGAAGAACCCTGAGAACAGCCTGCGCCGCAGTGCGTACAGTTCGTCGAAACCATCGACGTCGACGCTCGCCCACAGCACATCAGGCAGCCCATTGACCGGGCACCGTGTCACGATGGGCAGCCAGTGCGTGAACCTAGAGCGCGATTGCACTTGGGCGCCCCCCAGACCTCATGCCGAGCCAGAGACGGCAGTCGCGTGGCAGGATGGAATCGAGCACCGCTGACTCCTTCTGCCACTTCATGCGCGCGCGGCGTTCCAGCCTTGCGTGCCACTCGATCTCGACCTGCAGGTCCAACCCCTTGTTCGGAATCGACAGGTTGCCAAACGTCTGCCACCTGCCGTACCTGTTCGGCCCGAGCTGCCAGTTCGTCGCGTCGACCGAGTGCCACGGCAAGGCAAGAATGTGCGCGGGCGAACCGAAGCCCAGACCGTGAATGGCCTTGGGCCATACGCGCTGAAAGCATTGCTGCGCCCAGTCGAGCTTACGGCGCATGCCTACCGCGCCGCCGATTGCAATCTTCGGATAGTCGCGCGCGAGTCCGAGCAGCACGTCCTCAGGCTCGCCGCTGTGGTACGTCGGGATGGCGGGCACGCCAGCAGCCCACATTCGCTCCGTGT